CAGTCATAAATAGGATAAACATTAAAAACATTTTCTGTTACTTTGGTTGTATACTGTTTATCTTTATAAGTTATTTTAGATGTATTAGCAATAGTTCTAAATCTATTTAAGCTTTCATCTGCTCTAATACCAACTAAGCAAGCCGTTGTCTCACCTTTAGAATACCACTCTCCAAACTCAGGAACAAACTCTTCAAACTCCATACCGCTTCGAAAAAACGGAAAATAATTTATATCAGTTATAGCGTTTTTAGGCTGTTCCCTAATCCAATTACTTTTTCTTTCATTATCCCAGCATAACCAAAAAGGCTCAAAAACAGACACTGCATTTCTTAAATGTATAGGTAAACAAACCCAATATAAATCAATATGCTCCCTATACTGCTCTACGCATTTAGTCATGTGTTCTATTGTTAATTTATACTGCCCTTCCAAATCAACTATCAATAATCCTATTTCCTTTTTTCTTTTAATAGCCTCCTCCATTACCATATGAAGCATAACCGTGCTATCTTTACCCCCAGAAAATGATAAATATATTTTATCAAAATTATCAAAAGTCCATTCAATTCTTTGCTTGGCAGCCTCGTAAACATTTAAGTCTAATTTAATTTTCGGCATAATTTACCTCCCATTTTTTTATTATTAATTTTGCTATTTCATCAGCTTTATCTCTATATGTTTTATCAACTTTATTCCAGTACTCCATTGTTATTATTGATGGTATTGATTTATACAAACAACAAGCCGCTTGACCTAAATAAGCTGTTCTATTTAACGACACATTAGTTAAATTGTGCTCGCATGAATATTTCCACTCTTGAACAACTTTACTCATATAAACATACGTTAACTCAGGATTGCTAAATAGTTCAATAACACAATTACCTAATTCGTTTTTATTTCTTCCAGAAATATTATCATAAAACCCAGCTTTATAATCTTCCCAAAGCCAATAAGGATGATATATTCTTTTCATAAATTAAACTATTTTTTAAATTCCTAAATCATCTCTAAAATCTTGTTCAAACCTAGCAAGTTGATTAGACTGCTTAAGCAATTCATAAACACTCACTCCATGCCATGTAATATCATGAATAATCACGTCACGTTCATCACCGGGATAATCGTCACTACTTGGAACGAATGCCGTAATTTCGTAATGTACGTCGAAATTAGATTCAAACGGAAATGGAAAACCTTTTCTCTCTCTTATTGCCATTTTATTTTCTTTTGATTTTAATTAAATGCTTATGTAACTTATCCACCTTCTTAACCATGTCAGCCCTAACCTTGCCGGATAAGATTCTGTTAAGTGTGTAACGACTTACCTTTAATTCTTTCATCATGTAGGGTAGTTCACCATATTCAATTAGACCCTCCCACTTACTGTGCCATTGTTCTTTATTCATTTTATGTTTGTTTTAATTATTCTTTAATCCCATCATTGTAATGACCTAGATATAATGCTCCATAATGCTTATACTTATCATCATCATAAGCAAGCATTATATCCAAACCGTCGGTTGTATAATCTTTAACAATTAAATCAACGTGTTTCCATGTTTGTGGTGGGCTAGGGTCGTCACCCAAACTAACATCGCTAGACAAAAACTTAATAAACTCAATCGGTTTTAATTTTTTTTCTTCTTCGACTTTATCCTGTGGGTTCTTTAAACCTAAATAGGTTCTTACTATTTCACAGGCTTCTGTAAATTGTTCATCTGTTATTTCCATGTTTGCAAAAATAACTATAATTTTTAAACAAAATTAAAAAGAATGTAAAATAAATTTTAAGTGTTTGAAAATCAAACAAATAAATTTTAATATCAAATAAATTTTAATTAAATTTGTAAGCATTAATATAAATGTGTATAGTGCAAATTAACCTCGAATATGAGCGGAACTACCGTCAGTTCGTTTATTTTGCAAAATATATGAATAGCCCAAACCCTACCGACTTGGTGAATGATGTGTACATACACTTAAGTGAATTAGAACCTAATCGATTGGCTAACTACCTTAGTAGATATACCGCCAAAGATTTTATAATAAATACAATCAAATTGTTTTATTATCGGGAACGTGCTGCTTTAAAAAGAGACTTAAAGCTATTCACTTCTGATTCTTTAAATGATTCGTTTGAAGATGAAGTAAGTGAGTTGTTTGATTTTGAAAAGTTGGATAAAATAATAAGAGAAATGCCGGAGCAAGATGCTAGGGTAATTAATGCGATTAAAGATAAAACACCGATTACAAATGTTTTAAACATGAATAAAGATAAGGCGGTTCTTTTTAAGAAAGTAATTATAAGTGAGGTTAAACGAAAATACTTTAACAATGACTAAAATAGAATACAACCACTACCTAGCATACAAAGATGCTATTAACTTGTATATCGAGATGCAAATGGTTTTAGAACCCAACAGCGCATTAATGATTCCTATTCTTAACTATTGCAACCAACAAGGTAACATCATTGATTCTAAATGTCCAAGTTGTTTAACTGATGCCTTAATATATTTTAGATATGCAGCCAAAAAGTACACCGAAACCGCCGCCGAAAGACCACAGGAAACCACTATCGCCAAGTACAAGAAGAAGAAAGAGATTAAAAAAAGGTCAAACCCATTCACGGGGTCGGTTGGTTAGTTTCTTTAAAATAATAGTTACAATTGATTAAGACAAAACAAATACACGTTATAAGAATGCTTTGCAAATGTGGTACATTAAACGAATACCATAGCAACAACCCATTAACAAAGAAGTTAGCGTGTTACCTTGTTTGTCCATTTTGCAAACCAAAAAAACAACAAACCAATATAAAATGAATGAAAAACAATTTTGCGAATTTTTCACAAACTTTTACGGTGAAAGAATAACCAGCATCAATCAAGTAAGTGGCTCATTTGACGGTGAAGAATTATTCGAGTTCGTTAATCAAGCTATAAACAAATCAAAAGAATTAAACAATGGGGAAAAAGAAATACATAGAAACACCTGAGCTTTATTTAAAGCTATGGAATGAATATGTTAAAGAGGTTAAAAGTAAACCTAAGTTAGTTCATGACTTTGTTGGTAAAGACGGTAACAGCGTTCACAGAGAAAGAGAAAGACCCCTATCATGGGACGGCTTTGAGTTGTTTGTTATGCAAAAAGGGTACATAAAAACACCCGACTTATCAGAATATTGCAATGAAGATAATAAGTCATACAGCGATTATTTACCCCTCTCACGTGCATTTAAGAAGCAAATTAAGGCTGACCACATTGAGGGAGGTATGACAAATATTTACAACGCAAATATCACAGCGAGTCTGCATGGGTTAAAAAACCATAACGAAACCGAAATAAAAGCAAACGTAACCATGCCTATCCCAGACATTGGAAAACGAAAATAAATATAAGTACACTAAATCCTATTACAAAATAAGGGACTTAATACTTGATAACCCTAACGAGGATGTGTTTGTTATTTGTGGTGGTCAGGGTGCATCCAAAACCGTTTCAATAATTCAATTAATTATCCAATCGCTTCACTCTTCACCAAAGGAGGCAACCGTGCTAAGTAGTGAGTTAAGTAAGATGAAGCGTACAGTCATGAGGGATTACACTAAGATTTGTCAAGACTGGGGTATAATGACTGGTGACTCATTCAACAAATCAGAAAGCAAGCATGAATGGACAAATGGCAGTTACATTGATTTCCTTGGAGCAGACGTTAACGATGTTGGTAAAGGTTTTAGACGTGACATACTTTATATCAATGAAGCGGATAAATTAGACATTGATGCAGCCACGCAATTTATAAGCCGTGCTAATTTAACCATTATTGATTACAACCCAGATAATCATTTTTGGGGTGACGATTACATAAACGAAAATAACTTCTTACGCCTAACATTTGAGGATAACGAGTTCTTATCTGAAAGCGAGGTTAAGTCTATTTTGAATTACAAAGAACGGGGCTTTATTAAAAAGGATTTACCAATTGAACAACTATTTGAATCTAACAACATTATGAATAAGTACTGGGCGAATAAGTGGCGTGTGTACGGACTTGGTCTAGTTGGCTCACTAAGCGGCACAGTATTTAACAACTGGTCAAAGATTGACAATATACCGACCGATGCTGAGTTATTAGCCTATGGTTTAGATTGGGGTTATAGTCAAGACCCTACGTGTTTAATTGCTATGTATAAATGGAATGGCAAACTAATAATTGATGAGTTGATTTATCGTAAAGGTTTAATTAACTCCGAACTTGCAAACATCATGCGAACACTTAACCTTAACATGAGGGTTAATATAGTTGCGGATAGTGCCGAGCCTAAGTCAATAGCCGACTTAAAGATGTATGGTTTTTATAATGTTATCCCAGCCGTTAAAGGTGCTGATAGTGTACGTAATGGAATAAATAAGCTGCAAGAACATGATATACTTATAACATCACGTTCAACAAACACAATCAATGAGTTTCAGAATTACACATGGGCAAAGGACAGAAACGGAAAAGAAACGGGAGAGCCTATTGATGCTTTTAATCATGCTATTGACCCAGCTCGCTATGTTGCGTTAACTAAACTAAGCTATCAAGGTTATACTGAGGTATATTAATAAATGAGTGTATTTTATTGTTATATTATTGAATGATACCGATTGAGATAGTAATAGATGAATTTGGCAATAAGTTAGTTGATGACCTGAAAGCATCCCTTAAAAAGAAAGGGGTGATGTATCAAACGCAAGAAAGTAAACTAGCTGCATCAATTCGTTTTAGAACATTACCTAAAGGTGATTCAATTGAGTTTCAGTTATTGATGCCTGCCTATGCTGAGTTAGTAGACGAGGGAAGGAAACCAGACCCAGTTAGTAAAGAGGGGAAAAAGAATATAGGTGAATGGGGTAACCGAAAAGGAATGATAGGTAAGTTTAGCGAGAATGAATTGATTAATAGAAAGAAAAAACAAGACGAAGCAAAGGCAAGGAACAAAAATAGAAAGGTTTGGAAAACTCTAAAAAAACAACCATTCAATAAAGCTAAAGAAGCATTCGCTTATGTAGTGAGTAGAAAGATAGCTAAGAAAGGTTACAAAGGAAACAACTTCTTTACCGATGTGATTAACGATGGGCGTATTGACGAATTAAAAAAAGACTTAATAGAGTATGGATTCAAGAACTTTAAATTTGGATTAGAATAACATGGCAATCACTATTACCCATAAACCCCAAACAATAGCACCGGGATTCAACCAGTTAATGTTTAGAGCAACTTCTACCCAAACGGCACAGCCTAACTTTAACTATTATGTTACTGTTAACGTGGACGGTGTTGCTTTAACTCCTATGCCATTGCCAGCAAGACCAACAGGTGACCTTATACTAGACATCAAACCATTAGTTAGGGACTATTTAAAACATTACTTTCCATTCAATCTTTCGGGATGGCAAACGTGTACGAAGTCAATTATAAACGTTACAGTTAACATAGGCGAACGTTACGGAACTACTCCGACTATCTAT